CCTATTGACCTTATACACTAACTACTGTATAATAACTTTTAACTAGGAGACAGTATGTCAACACGTATGTATGGGGCCGAAGAAAAGGCCAAACTAGAACGACTTATCAACGAAGGATCTACTGTTCTTCGTGAAATCGAAGATCTTAAAGAAGGTCTCAAAGAAACCGTTAAAGCTGTTGCAGAAGAACTTGAAATCAAACCTAGCATTATTAACAAAGCCATTACTATTGCTCATAAGGACAATTGGAAGGAACACGAACAAGCGTGGAATGATATTGAAATGATTTTAGGTGTTACCAATCGATTGCCCGAATAATGAATGAAATATTTAGTGGAACATTCAACTGGATCAAAGAAGATTACAAAAGCCATCGAGTACGTTTTTGTCTTGAGGTCATTGCTTGGGCTATATCTATTGGCTGTGCTATCATTATGGCCGCAACCGTGCCTAATCCTCCCCTTATTGTCTTGTACCCAATTTGGATTGCAGGTTGTGCTATATATGCTTGGTGCGCTTATAGTAGGCGTTCCTTTGGTATGTTGGCTAATTATATCTTGCTTGTCAGTATCGACACTGTCGGACTGATCAGAATGATAATTAATTAAATAAAGTAAGAAGGTAGGCGTGGCCATAATCCGCACATTGGTATTTGCAAGCCGTAAATTGCATAGGAGAAATTAATTTGTATGTAGATGCATTCTTTCAGCGTGACGCTGATATCGTAAAAATTGTAGAACGCAGTATTGAGGGGAAACGAGTATTCAAAGAGTTTCCTGTACGCTACACGTTTTATCACACAGACCCTCGAGGTAAATTCCAAAGTATATATGGAGAGCCACTAAGCAGGGTTGTTTGTAGAAATTCCAAAGACTTCCGTAAAGAACTGTCCATTCATAATAATAAAAAATTGTATGAAGCAGACATTAATCCAATCTTTAGCACACTTAGTGAAAATTATTTAAACGCAGAAACTCCAAAGCTCAATGTAGCGTTCTGGGATATTGAGGTGGACTTTGATCCAGAACGTGGCTATGCATCACCAGAAGATGCATTCATGCCTATTACTGCAATTGCCGTTCACCTACAATGGATAGACACACTGGTCTGTTTGGCCATTCCTCCAAAGAAGATGACTGTAGTCGAAGCAGAAGAACTTGTTAAAGACTTGCCTAATACGCATATCTTTGATAATGAAGCTGACCTATTAGATACATTTCTAAACTTGATACAAGATGCGGATGTACTCAGTGGTTGGAATTCAGAAGGCTTTGATATGCCCTATACTGTTAATCGTATTACCAAAGTACTCAGCAAAGACGACACACGCAGACTCTGCTTGTGGGATCAATATCCTAAAAAACGTGAATACGAAAAATATGGAAAAAAGGCTATTACTTATGACTTAGTTGGTCGTGTACACTTAGACAGTCTTGAACTGTATCGCAAGTATACTTATGAGGAACGACACACCTATCGATTGGACGCTATTGGAGAAATGGAAGTAGGAGAAACTAAGACGCAGTACGAAGGCACATTAGATCAGTTATACAACAATGACTTCCGTAAGTTTGTTATCTATAACAGACAAGACACTGCACTATTAGATAAACTTGATAAGAAACTAAAGTTCTTAGATTTGTCTAACACACTGGCACATGAGTGTACTGTGCTTCTACAGACCACAATGGGTGCAGTGGCGGTGACTGAGCAGGCCATTATCAACGAAGCTCATAAGCGTGGATTCCAAGTTCCTAATCGTCCAGTACGAGATGAAGAAGCAGATAATTCAGCTGCCGGTGCGTATGTTGCCTATCCTAAAGAAGGCATTCATGACTGGATTGGTTCGCTAGACATTAACAGTCTGTATCCCTCAGCTATTCGTGCGCTTAACATGGGTCCAGAAACCATTGTGGGTCAACTGCGTCAAACAATGACACAGGAATATATTGACAATCTTGTAGCCAAAGGTAAATCGTTTGCATCAGCGTGGGAAGGTATGTTTGGCAGTATTGAATACACTGCTGTGATGAAACAAGAAGTTGGTACAGAGATTACCATTGACTGGCAAGATGGTACTGTTGACATACTCAGTGCTGCCGAAGTGTACAAATTAATCTTTGACAGCAATCAACCCTTTATACTCAGTGCCAATGGCACTATCTTTACATACGAGACAGAAGGTATTATTCCAGGTTTGTTAAAGCGTTGGTATGCTGAACGTAAAGAGATGCAGGCCAAACTAAAGGACACTATCAAAGCAGGTAATAAGATTGAAGAAGAATACTGGGATAAACGACAGCTGGTTAAAAAGATTAACCTTAATAGCCTGTATGGTGCTATTCTTAATCCTGGTTGCAGATTCTTTGATAAGCGTATTGGGCAGTCAACTACCTTAACAGGTCGTGCTATTGCTCAACATATGGCAGGCAAGGTTAATGAAATCATCACTGGTGAAAACAGCCATACTGGCAAAGCTATTATCTATGGTGATACTGACAGTTGTTATTTCTCAGCATATAAGACACTGAAGAAAGAGATTGATACTAAACAGATCCCATGGTCGAAAGAAAGTGTAGTTGCGCTATACGATCAGATTGGTGAAGAAGTCAACAAGACATTTCCGCAGTTTATGCTAGATGCATTCCATTGTCCAAAGACTCGTGGCGAAGTTATTAAAGCTGGTCGTGAATTAGTTGCTATCAAAGGTCTGTTTATTACTAAGAAACGTTATGCTGTGCTGTACTATGACAAAGAAGGCAAGCGTAGTGATATTGAGGGCAAGCCAGGTAAGATCAAGGCCATGGGTTTGGATCTGAAACGTAGTGATACGCCAGAATTTATTCAAAACTTCTTAAGTGATGTTTTGGAGAAAGTCTTAACTGGTACTACTGAACAAGAGGTGTTGGACTTTATTACTGAATTCCGCACTAACTTTAAAATACGTCCAGGCTGGGAAAAAGGTAGCCCTAAACGTGCTAACAATATTTCAGCATATCGCGGCAAGGAAGAGAAGGCAGGCAAGACTAACATGCCCGGACACGTTCGTGCAAGTCTTAACTGGAATACTCTAAAGCGTATGATGGACGACAAATATTCAATGAGTGTTACCGACGGTGCTAAAGTAATCGTTTGTAAGCTCAAAGATAATCCACTGGGGTTTACATCAGTAGCCTATCCAGTAGATGAGCTTAGACTGCCCCAGTGGTTTAAGGATTTGCCATTTAATCACGAAGAAATGGAACAGACGATTATTGATAACAAATTAGATAACCTGATCGGTGTTCTAAATTGGGATATCAGATCAACCGAACAGACAAATACTTTCAATAAATTATTTGACTTCTGACATAAAAACCTATATACTATACAACAAAGGAAACAATCATGCAAGATATTTTAAAAGACCTCGTAGGCCATACACACAGTTTAGGCTTCTTACCATTAGTTAAGATTACTAGTGATAGTGATACCATAATCGAATCTATGGCAGAAGACCGTAGTGTTATTGTTACTGCTAAGGTACACAAAGCAGTTAGCGAGTTTGACGGTGTATTCGGTATGCCTAACTTAGACAAGTTAGCATTGCACTTGAAGAACCCGGAATACAAAGAAGGTGCTAATATTGAAGTAGTACGTTCACAACGTAACGGTGTTGAAATTCCAACTAGCCTGCACTTTGAAAATGCTGCTAAGGATTTTAATAACGATTATCGTTTCATGAATAGTGACATTATCAATGAAAAACTAAAGTCAGTTAAATTCAAAGGCGCAAGCTGGGATGTTGAATTTGAGCCTAGCGTAGCTAGTATTCAACGGTTACGCTTACAAGCGGCTGCACACACAGAAGAACAAACCTTCCAGGTGAAAACAGAGAATGGTAACTTAGTATTCTTCTTTGGTGATGCTAGTACACACGCAGGATCATTTGTGTTCTATGCTAACATAGATGGCAAGTTAAAGCAAACGTGGTCATGGCCTGTAAATCAAGTTATGGCTATATTGGCGCTTGGCGGTGACAAGACCATGCGTATTGCAGATGCTGGTGCTATGCAAATTACAGTAGATAGTGGATTAGCAGAATACAACTACATTCTACCAGCACAATCTAAATAAGGAGAATCATTAATGACTTTAGAACAAATGGTATGGGCCACTACTTCAGCAGTAGCATTAGTAGCTTTTACGTATTATCAAACAGGATTTGATAAAATTAAAGAAAGCTACGGCATGTGGTTTACTAAAGAATACTGGGACCACTTTTATAATAAAGTCGAAGCGGCTAGTTGGACTGCCAAAGCATTAATCATTATTCCAGGTTTAATCTTTAGTGTTTCAATATGGCAACTTTACTGGCTAACTTTACTAACTAGTCTAACACTAATTTGGGCAAGTAATAAAAAGTTATTGCCAACATTAGTAGCATTTAATACTATGTGGGCATGGTTAAGCTGTATGGTTATAGCACAACATTTAATCAAATGAATAAAAACTTAACAGCAACACAAAACGATTATGCATTCTTCTTGCCGGCTACGTCAGGTTTCTACTCAACGTTCATAGGCAAACAACGCTATGGAAATTATGTAGATCCTGCACGTATACCTCCAAGTTTAGCAAATGGTGTAGAAAGTCTCAATTATCTAAATCCAGATAAAGGTGCATTTTACTTTGATCATTGCCTATACTCTGCAGGACATGCAAACTTAGATCTTACTAAACCAGACGAAACTGAAGATATGTTTCGTAATAGGGATCGTAGTACGTCATGGGTCTTAGGTGACTCAGGTGGATTCCAGATTGGTAAAGGTGTATGGGAAGGTGAGTGGCGTGACCCTACAGGACCAGAAGTCACTGCCATGTGGGCAGAAGTCAATGCCAAAGGCGTTGAGCTAGTTCCACAAGTACATCCTACTGGAGATCCTAAAACTGACAAGAATGGTAATCCTAAGTACACCAAAGTAGATCATCCTAAACTGTATCAAGCAAGACTAGATGCCGCACAGAAAAAGCGTGAGCTGGTGTTGACTTGGATGGACACGCTTATGGACTATGGAATGGTGCTTGATATTCCAGCTTGGGTTGAACGCAGTCCCGCAGGACGTAAGGCCACTGGCATTGAATCATATCAACAGGCAGTGAATGCTACACGTTTTAATAATGAATACTTTATTAAACATCGTAATGGCAACTGCAAGTTCTTAAATGTTTTACAAGGCGAAACACACGAACAAGCAGATGATTGGTATCAACAGGTTAAAGACTTTTGCGATACTAAGGTCTACGGTGCTAAAGCATTTAATGGTTGGGGCATGGGTGGGCAGAATATGTGTGATATCCACCTTGTACTCAAACGCTTAGTAGCTCTGCGCTTTGATGGATTGTTAGAACAGGGTCAACATGACTGGATGCACTTCTTAGGTACGTCAAAGTTAGAATGGGCTGTGCTACTAACAGACATTCAACGTGCTGTACGTAAGTATCACAATCCAGACTTCACTATATCCTTTGACTGTGCAAGTCCGTTTTTAGCCACTGCTAATGGACAGATCTATATCAACACAGAAACAGAAGATCGCACTAAATGGGTCTATCGTATGCAGGCCAGTGCGGATGATAAGAAGTATGCCACTGACTCACGTTTGTTTAAAGATGCAGTATTGCAGGATAAGATATTTGAGAAGTTTGAAACTAGCCCAATTATTGATCAAATGCAGATGAAAGAAATTTGCATCTATGCACCGGGCGACCTAAATAAGAATGGTAAGGAAGGTGCAACTAGTTGGGATTCATTTAGCTATGCACTGATGATGGGCCATAATGTTTGGATGCACCTTAATGCAGTACAGGAAGCAAATCGGCAATATGATTTGGGCAAATTGCCCTCCATGTTAGTTGACGAACGCTTTGATAGAGTGTATTATAAGGACATAGTGGAAGCAATATTTGCTTGTGATAATAGAGACGATGCTAATGCAATTGTTGAGTATTACAGTAAGTTTTGGATGACTATTATCGGCACACGTGGTGCAACTGGCAAAAAGACTGTCAATGCACACACTAAGGCTGAAGAATTTGGTATTCCTACTGCGGACTTTTCCGATTTAAGAATAGTTAAAAACGAAGAACCTAAAGAAAATAACTTTATGGATTTATTTGAGTAATATAACACGTGAAAACTTTCACGAAAAGAGTTATAAAATGACAATGCCAGACGAACGATTCCGTGCAGTAGTACAAACTGAGAAATTCCTAAGAGAAATTCTTACTACACCGCGAGTTCCTAAGAATATTAAAGATGGTGCTCGTTGGTGCTTACGCCATTATCCCAGTCATTGGGATATGAAGATGGCAGCAGAGGGTGCTCCGGAACATTTCCAAGAAACAATGGAACCAGTAACTAGACTTTTTAAACAATACGAGAAAAATAAAAATGAAGCGTAATTATACAGACGGTATATCAGAAGATGTAATTTACTTTATTGGCAAGGAAGTAGAGCATACTCC